CTAAAATTTCATGTAGAGGCGGCGGTTGCGGTTGGGGCGGTGGCTCACATGGATCCAGCGGCAGCCTTTCTCGTCGATGCACTGGTCCACGGGCAGGTCCAGATGCTTGATCAGTGCCAGCAGGCGCCGGTTGCCGCTGCGTGTGCCCACGGTGATGTCGGCAGCCTCGCCGCGTTGGTGCTGGCTCGTGGGAGTGCCGCCCACGATGCGGTTCAACTCGGGACAGCGGTAGCCGCTATTGACGTGGATGGGACCGCCCCACGCTTCGCGCAGCGGGTCGAGCACGTTGTCGACAAGGGCGTGCAGTGCTGCGACGGCGCTGGCGGGAGGCCTGTTGTCGATGCCCAGGCGGCGCGCGGTGTCAGAGCGCGTCAACTCACTGATGGTGAAGTACCTCATCGCGACGTGATGCGCATGTGCGCCTTGGGATAACGCAGCACCAGGCACGAGGCCTCGGTCATCACCAGCGCGTCGACGTTGCGCACACCGCTCTTCTTGAGGTTGAGTTGCTCGGTGCTGAAGGGGATGTGGGTATACTTCTGGATATACTCGGGGTCGATGACAATGCCGTCGTTCTCCATGCCCACCTCGTCAAACACTTCGCTCAGCAGCACGTACAGGCAACCGAATTTCGACCTCAACTCGGTGAAATCAATGCCCCACTTGCTCACATGCTGGCCGGCGGTAATCACGCGGGTATAGTCGAGTTTGCTGATCTTGCTGATCAGGCCGCTGCCGCCGATAAGGATTTTGCGCTTGCTGCCCGTGTTGCCGGTGAAGGCGCGGCGCATCAGTTCCACCATCCTCTCCTCGTCGAGCGGCGTGGTGGCTTCGAGGTAGAACTCCTTGCCGGCCTGGTTCCAGATGCCGCCGGTGAAGTAGACGTACTCCTTCTTGGTGGCGTCCCACATCTGCCTGGCGACACCGAACAGGTAGGACTTCTCCATACCCAGTCGCATGTCGTAGACGGCGGCCTCTTCCTGGTCGCTCATGGTCCAGCCCACCTCCTTGTTCGACAGGCGCTGCAGCGTGGACTGCTCGACCTGCATCTTAGTGAACTTTCAATAATATAGTTGAAAATTACTGAACTTTGCAAACTTGTTTCCGATTGCCAAGTATAATATATAACTTCGTGAAAAACACTAATTTAGATAAGATATGGGAAACAAAAAATGTATTGTACTAAGTCGAGTTTCGACTGATAACCAAGACCTTATTTCTCAGACCGAGATAATCAAGGGAGAAGCATTATCAAGCTATTATCCTGAGGATATTATAGTGATTGAGAACAAGGAGTCAGCGGTTAAGAAATCAGAGGAGGAGCTTTTAGGAATCAATGAAATGAAGTTCCACATTGAAGAAGGCTATATCGGATGTGTTTACTGCTATGAATTGTCTAGACTTTCCAGAAGGCCAAAAGTCTTGTACAGTCTCCGAGACTATTTCATAGAGCATAATGTTCAGCTGGTAGTAATGAATCCCTATTTCAAACTGCTTAATGATGATGAGACATTGAACCAAAGTTCAAACATTATCTTTGCTTTGTATTCTTCATTTGCGGAAACGGAAACAAAACTGTTAAAAGACCGATGCAAAAGGGGAAAGGAAAAGCGGCGTAAAGACGGTTATTTTGTCGGTGGAAAACCGTTGTTCGGATATGCAATTAACAGCGAGAAAAGATTTATCATCAATGAAGAAGAGGCGCAGGCGGTAAGGGATGTTTACACATTGTTTATAAACGACATTTCAAAACTGCAAATAGCGAAACTGATGAGGTCTAAAGGTTACTTCTTAAACTTTCAGTCGGCAATCGACACTCACACAGCTATAGATAACATTCTACGCAACAGAGACTATACTGGGCAACACGGCAAACCAAGAATCATTTCAGATGATATATTTGAAGCTGCTATGCGTAAGCACCCAACCGTTAAGAAAACCAGGACAACAACTAAAAGACTGGCATTAGGCAGGTCATTCATATTCAACCCAGACTGTCAGACAAAGCGAGACCTGTACTATGTCAACACGACTTCTGGTGATTACTTCTCTTACACAGTTGATAAGGAAACAAGGATATTCGTAAAGATAGTTTATATAGACGCACTGATTTGGTATGTTGTGAAGAAACATTATAGACGTTATATCTCAGCATTTCCAAAAGCACAGATTGAGCTTAAATCAGTCAAGAATAAGAAAGCTATTGACGGTAAGATAAAAGCATTAAATGATGATATAAAAGAGCTAACCGAGAAGATACAAACTATTGAAGAGAGACTTATTTACGGCAAGCTAAATATTGAAACTGCCGAAAGAATAGAGTCACAGATAGAGAAACATATTAAGGTTAAGCAGGAACAGCTACAAGAGCTGACTAAATCACTTGAAACTATACCGACATACGATAGCAAAACAGATATTGACACATTACCAGATGATGATAAGTGTAGGATCGTGAAGATGATATTCTCTTATATCACATTGAGGCGAGACAAGAAATATCATTGGTACATGGACTTCTGGCTGGACAATGAGACATGCGAACGTTACATGATATACACGAGGAATCCAGACTACTACCTGCTGAACGGAGATGATAAGACTAAGATAGAGTTATAAGACACACATTATATATATAAGAAAAGGGCCTGAGGAAATCCAAAACCTCAGGTCCTAAACCTATAATAAAAATGAAAATTAAAAGTAACGTACAAGTTAACTGAACTATAACCATATTATTTATCTGCCTTTATTTCTCCTGCAATCCGTATCAAGTAAACAAGAAGAACAACAAACAGGCTCTTGCCGAAGGTAACGTTAATGCTCAAATCCAAGAACCAGGCAAGGGCGTAATTGCAGAACAACATCAGCATAAAGGCGTCGATTATTGCAAGGATGATGAAGATTAGCGTGAAATGAACACTATTGTTTTCCATAGTTTATTAAAATTATTTTAACAGCTAAATTATTTATCTATGGGGAGTTAGCATTATTCGTCCTAAATTATTTTTCCTAAAAAAAAACTTTTGGTGGAAACTCTTTAATAATAAAAATTTTTTTTAATATTTTTTTTAAAAAAATAATTTATATTTATGAAAAATAAACAGATTTTTGAAGAAGGTTCCGCCAATAATTTAGGTGAGATGAACCGCGTGTCAAATGAGAGCGAGCAGCAGAATAGCAGCCGCGACTTCGGTACTGCCGAAGGTGTGATTAACCACTTAAACAAAATTAATGATGAAAAAGAGATGAAGAATTTAAATGAAGAGGGAACAGTTCCCCAGGAAGAACGAATCAGAATGTCGATTAACGAGTATTACAACTGTGCTACCAGTAAAATTGAAATTATTGAACCAGAAGTTTATGTGATTCCAGTAGAAGACGAAGAAAGCGTTTTAGGGTTCAATCTGCCGTGGATTGAAGAAGGCAGCGAATTTATCCCATCCGATGATGAAGAATGGGAGGAACCTTGCGATGTTGTTCAACACGCCCACCCGAAAGGCGCTCAAATTATTGATGAGTATAATTACGAAATTCTGACAGGTGCGCTTAACGTTCTTAATTCTTGTATAGGAAAAGACAGATACAATTATTACGGTACTGAAGAATGGGAACCAAATGATGACTTCACAAGAATTGATGTTTATGTCGGCAATAAATTTGCGAATAAGAGCGCTACATTTCACTTTACCAACCTTGGCTTTAATGGCGACCCGTATGTGTGGTGGCAAAACGTTGAACATTGTGTTGAGGATTACTATCCGAAATACAATCAGTATTGCTTCGGTAAAACTCCCGTTGCAGATGCTATGAAAAATGGAAGGGTTTATCATGACGAAGGCAAACTAACACGCAATGTAATCGACATTGCATTAGATGTGGCAAGATACTGGGTAAAGACCCATTATTATTTCATGGAACCATCATTCTTGTTTGGTGAAAACGATCATGACATGGGAGATGAATTCCGGTCTTTCCTTTTGGATTTTGATGAGCTTCCCGATATTACCGTAACTGTATTCACGGACTAATATTAGAAGCGACAAATCAAATTTACCGGATGACCTTTCGGGGTTGGCCGGCATTTCTATTCTTAGGACTCCATATTTGGTCCGTATCGCAACGAATCTGACTGGGTGACAAACCGATTACCTGGTCAAGAGCGGACGCGATACGGGCTGAATATGGAGATTTCCTGTTTATAGCAGAAAAATTTTTCAAAAAATTTCCAATCGTAAGTCCCTAAGCCTCGGGAACTTACAAAAACAAACTCCTAAAATCTGATACTAGCCTCCAAACTTTTTTAGGAAACCTGAATATCAACTTTAAAGATCTTTGAAATGGTGGGAATAAAAAGGAAAAATATTTAAATGTAAATATTTATTAATCAACTATTTAAAAACCTCGCGATAGTATAAGGTTAATCGCATTAAATTATGGATCTTCGTAAGATTCGCAAAACAAACAAAATTAAGAGTAGTGGTTTTAAGAATTACTACCTGAGTGACCTCGTATCAGGTCAAGTTTCAAACCAGATTACTTACCGTTCCAAAAACGGCAAGTGTCACATCCTTGTCGAGGGTTTCCGACCCTACAAGCGCTACATCTCTTACACAGTCAATTTTAACAACTCAAAATTGGCCACGACCTGGCGCATCAACACCAAAAGCTCCTCAACTCCTGTTGGGCTAGAGCCCTGCCTGATCCCAGGTCTGAATAAGCTTGTCCTCAAAGCAGCGCTCAAACACCGCTCACACAAGGGTACTATCACAATCACCCTCTAGTCAATTAAGGCCCGAAGCTATCATCAACTTCGGGCCTTTTGTTGTTAAACATACTAAATTATAATTTCTGGAAATCGTCTCTGGTTATTAGTGCCACTACCCGAGGTATTCGTAAATGTGGGGGAACTTACACCTGGAGAAAAACTAAACTCCTGATAATATATATACCTATCATCCTAATCATTATAGTATTCTACATCTACTAATCCTGATGCTTCTGGACAATCTTCATGAACCCATTCATGTCCCTATGATCTCTGAAAGGAAACTTTTGTGATTACATGACCTGGAATGGATATAGTCATTTGATTAGGTACACCGCTGCTCCATCCATATAATCGTAACTCTTCGCTGGCTTTGTTATAAGCCGGAGTGGCCGCATCACCCTTGATAAAATTAAGTGTTACGCCGTTATAATTCAACTATTCCGTTAAATTTGTGTTATACGTCCAACCAAAATATGTTGCCATCTCTCGTGCATTTATAATAACAGTCTGAGGCTCTGGAGGAACCGGTTCATCTTGTCCTAAAACGAGGTTTGATCCCGCGTATATCTTTGTTGATTTATTGAGTCCTAAATAGTTATCTCGGACTTCTTGTCTGTTCAGATAAATCATTTTGAAAAAGTACTTTTGATATTTATTACCAGGAAAATCAGAACAGCATATCTTTCGGCAAGACCTGAACCTGACTCAAATACACGTTAGGCAGGTCTAAGAAGTCGTAATGCAGTTTGTCCGGATTCTGGTCTGTTCTCTTCACCAGTTTGAAATGTCCGTCTTTGCTTATTTCCCAAACATAGGAATCGATTAATTCTTTTGCTTTATGTGTCATATCTTCTGTCAACGTTTTATTTTATTTATCGTGATTCAATTTTGCGTTTTTTCGACCTTACGCTAAACTTTGTTGTAATCTAATCCACACTGATACAACGGATTACCGTTTCTGCTATCTTCGTGTTGTTAGTTTTTTATTAACCACTTAAACAACACAAAAAATGAACATCTTTCAATTTTCAGCAGGCGTTGAAGCAAACTTTGAGAGTTTCCTAAGCCAGTGCGTCAATCCACGTGAACGCAAGTTCACATTCGTAGCTGATTTCACTATCGCTCTCGTGTGTGAGCACAAGGGTGACAAGGACGCAATCACCAAGACCTACAATGAGTTTATCAAGAACTGGAAAACCAATGCAGAGGCAATGACTGAGCTTGCTTTCTCGCTCAACTACCTCTGCTGGTTCTGCTATGAGAATAAGCAGTTTCCGCAGTACCAGAAATTCAGCCCGGTCTTTTCAGATCTGTACTACAAGAGCATCGATGCAGCAGAGAAGAACCTGACACAACAAGAGTACTTGGCGATGATGACTGATCTTGACTGATTCACATTTGATTCTTGGATTTAAGGCGGGACAGAACAAAGTTCCGCCTTTTTAATTTCTCTCAAAATAAGTAGAACCGTTCGGTCCAATTTTTTGTTTGCCCAAACCCCATTCTGCGTACACACCAAACTTATCATTCCACAGCAAATCATCATATAAATATCCGTCTTCCAATATCTTAATACCTTCTTTCTTCATATAGTCTTCTATATGTCTAACGATAAGAGCGATATATTTGTTCAGTTGGTACGCTTCAATTATTTCATAATAAATGTGCCATTGATCATCATTCCATACATGTACATTATCATCCTTAAATTCCATTCTTGATGTGTAGAATGTCTTTGTTCTGTTGCAATAAAAGAAAAAATTAAAATCAAGCAAATAATCAGTCGTGCATTTAGGACTCATATTCAGCGCAGCCTGGACTTCATCTTTTGTTATTTTGCCGTTCTTATATTCTGCGTACTTCAAAACAACCCTGTCGTAAATCTGGTCGAAGAATTCTTTTTCACCTAATACAAGATTAGTTTCTCTTTCTGCGGCGCATTCGCCCCATAACTGGTCCATTGTCTCAAAAGCATCTACCGGGTTATCGTAACTTTGGATTCCGTAATACTTCTCTGATTTGTCCATCTTAACATGCTTTTCGTTTTCAATCGCATTAAGAGCCTCATTATACTCTTCATCAGTAAACTGTAAAAATTCCATACAAAAAATATTGTTTTTATTATATTTACTCGAAAAACTTAATTTTTTCCTGTTCCAAATGTCTTGAAAAGCGATCCATACTACCTTATTTTGAAAAAAATGCTATATTTGCAAACAAAAATAATATTTGTCGTAATAAATAATAAAAACAACGATAAAAAATGGAAAATAATAATCTATTAACCGCGTTACAAGACAGCGGACTTAATCTTACACCTGAAATATTAGAGCAGATTCATCAGATCACCAACAAAATACCTGAATGGTACAAACTGCTCGAAAAGGATTCTAAAGGCGGTTATCTCACATCCCCGCAAAATTACATGGTCTATTTAAATAATGAAGAATCTCTAAAGAACAATATCAGGTTCAATGAAATCAAGCACAAGCCCATGCTTGGCGACAAAGAAATGTCAGATGGTGATATTGCGAAGATTTACAACGATACTTATGCGTTATTCAGAAGAGGTTCTAAACAGAATTTTGATCTCGCGCTCGCGCAAGTGATAGACGAAAACAAATACAATCCAATTATCGAATATCTTGAAAACCAGCAATGGGACGGAATACCAAGGCTTGAAACTGTATTCATAGAATGGCTTGGGGCGGAAGATACCGCCCTTAACAGAGCAATGACTAAGATGTGGTTCATTGCGGCTATCAAGAGAGCTCTTATTCCTGGTTGCCAATTCGACAATATAATCGTTTTACAATGTCCTGACGGCGGTGGAGGCAAAACCACTTTAATCAAAAGACTTGGTCTCAATTTCGGGGACGGAGCGGAAAACTATTACCAGGAGCTGACGGGATATGAAATCGATGATCCCAAGAAATCAGCCGAAAAACTGAATGAAGGCTGGATTATCTCATTTGATGAGTTAGAAGGTCTTTCCAAAAAAGACGTCAATAATATAAAGACTTTCTTATCAAAGACGGAAGAGAAAGTCCGAATGGCATACGCCAGGCTGACCAGCACTAACAAGAGACACTGTGTTTTCATCGGTTCAACGAATGATTCTGCATTTCTGAAAGACTACACCAGCTCTGTTGAAAGAAGATTCTGGATTATACCGATAACACGCAGTTTCGAAAACAATATTGTGTGGGACGGTTTCACAAGAGATATAGTTGATCAGATATGGGCAGAAGCATATAGAGAGTATATGGTTAATCCCAAACAGGGGCTTGATATTAACACTGTTCTCTATAAGCAGCTCGCTGAACAGCAACGTAATTTCAAGAGTTATAATAATGATATTGATATAGAGTTTTACCGTGATATCTTCGAACGGGAGTTTATTGTGAACGACAAATGCGAAATCACTTCAGAAGAAAGTTTCATAAGCCAGATGAAAGGAATATTCCCGGAACAACCGGGAATGAAGAAATCAGTCATTTACCGAATACCGGTTAGATGGCTAAAAAGATATGCAATCGAAACTAAAATTTTTTCTTGGAAACCATATCAGTATATTGCCGAAGCTTTGGATATTGAATTTAAACAAAATTGCAAATATCTCGGCAAGAACCAGCCATGCTTTCAAAGAAAAAACACTCCCGATTTCAGATCGGTAAATCAGAGCACTTTTGATGCTTCTACTCTAATCGGGATCACCGGGACTGCCGAATTTGAATAAAAAACACTGGTAAGTATGTATAAGTATGTATAAGTAGCAGTTGTCAAAATTTGACAAGTTTCCTTTGTTTATAAGGTAAGTATATATATAAAGTATATATAGAAATAAAAAAAATATTAATTAAATTATATATGTATATAAGGGAAGGCTATAATTTTACCTACTTTTGCTACTTATAAGGTTAACTAACTGATATAAAATAAATTAAAAGTAATAAGTAAAAATATGGGAATATATACTTGTGATTTGATGAAAATGAAGGTCAGTTTTTTCAGAGATGCTAACACGAGGGATCACTTAGAAACAACTCTATACGATTGTCTAGTGACTATACCGCAGATGTATCAGCAGTGGTATAAGGATTTAAGGGGAATGGAAGATAAAGCGGCTCAGAAGGCGGCTAAGGTAAATTTTCCGCTGTTTACACCGAGCGCTGTTTGCGGAGATGATGAAAATGGTATAGGGACAAGGAAACATGAATTTGTAATATCGAAGAATAATATTATAGTGATTGATATTGACAAGGACAAGAATCAATGGTTAAACGATGAGACGATTCCGAAATTGAAGAATGCTCTTATGTCAATGTCTTATGTTTACGCTGTTTCAATATCGATAAGGGGAAACGGTTTATTCGCGGTGATACCGATTGAGAATGCTGACAATATAAGGGAACACTTTAACGCTCTTGAAAAGGATTTTAGGGAAGCAGGTATAATTTTAGATACAGCTTGCAAGGATTTAACAAGAGCAAGGTTTTTGTCTTATGATCCAGATGTGAGAATTAAAGAAGATACAGAAATTGAGATTTACAACAAGAAATATAATCCGCATGAATTAGATGATTACACAAAACGGATTATAGAACAACGTAGAATAAGTAATCAAATGCGATATGGCGACGATGAAAATCGATTAAAATATGCTCTTGATTATTTGTTTGACGAATGTGGTTATTGTGGTACGGGCGATTATAACGAATGGATTCATGAAGCTTTCATGTTATCAGCTTTAGTCTCAAAGTTTGGTTATGTCTATTGTCTCGATAAGTTCATGACATACTCACGAAACACACCAGGATTTAAAAATCCAGATGATGTGACGCGAAAGTTTGAGAATATAACTAACACGAATAAAAATATCACTGATATTGATAGTTATTATTTCGGTAAATTAAAAAGACAAATCGGCAATGATTGGGTAAAAAGATTAAATGACTATATCGAGAAACGACAGATAAATATAAAGAAACATTAATAGATTATTTTCCATTGTTAGTGAAGGGTTTTGTTGTTTGAAACAAGACTCTTCAAATTTTATACAGACAAACCCACCCCGCCGAACTATAATTTACATGAAACCGATTTACGAACTAGTTTAGGAAGCAGGATTAGATATTAAGCCGAATTACTTCACGACATTATATTTGATAGAACACCACATTCAGCAGAAGACACTCAATATAACCGAACTGCTGACACTGGTTTTTATTGTCACACAGTCAAACAGAGGTCGGTCATTTAAGAAGGTGTTTCGAATCATAGAGGAATATATGTAGATAAATAACATAGTGATTGAAGTGACTCAATCATAACTCTTCATATTCATATATACTGTAATTTATTTTTTTTCCTCATTTGTCGAGATGATAAATGAGGTTTTTTATTTGCGGTTAGTTTGCAGATGTGCTAAACTTCGCTGAATGTGATAGTTAAGTGATCCACGTTTGAAAAGTTCGCTATATCTTCGTGGTGTTCGATTAAACGAACGAGTTCATTTACATTATTAACATTTTAAATTTTACGACTATGAGTAAGATTAGTGAAGAGCAGATGATTCAGTTCATCAATGAAAACATGTCGGTCTTACCCGCAACTACTAAGGCTGGTTTGGAGAAGTATGACGTAACCACCCAGTATCGCAAGGTTCGCCACTATCTCAACCTGCACAACAAGAAGAATGAACCGGTTCAGGTAACGGTCAGTGTGGTTGACCAAGTAATGAACATCATCAAGAACGGTGAGACCACGGTTGAGGATCTGAACAGCATCATCGAGCAGTGTGCAGATTATGCCGCAGAGGTTAAGTTCAAGCAGATTACCGACATTGAAGAGCAGATTAAAACTCTTCAAGGACAGTTGAAGCAGTTGAAGAAGTAAAGAACATTTTCAGACCGGTTTGAAAAGGGAGGACGAGAGTTCTCCTTTTTCTTTTTATTCAGCTGATATAATATAAAAATCAATGACGAAGACGAATTTGAATAAAAAACACTGGTAAGTATGTATAAGTATGTATAAGTAGCAGTTGTCAAAATTTGACAAGTTTCCTTTGTTTATAAGGTAAGTATATAGTATATAAAGTATATAAAGTATATATAGAAATAAAAAAATATTAATTAAATTATATATGTATATAAGGGAAGGCTATAATTTTACCTACTTTTGCTACTTATAAGGTTAACTATCTGATATAAAATAAATTAAAAGTAATAAGTAAAATATAGGAGTATATACTTATGATTTGATGAAAATGAAGGTCAATTATTTCAGGGATGCTAACACGAAGGAGCGCGATATGGGACACTTTTTTATTCCGGAAGTATAATTGCTTACCCGAACAATTTGGACGCGATACGGTGAGTTTATTATATCAAATTTTGAGTTTATATTTTATAGGCCCATATCTACAAATATATAAAAAATATATGATTATTGTATCTATATTATTATATAACATGAAAAGATGATAAACTATACTACCAAAAAGTTTTCCTCTAATACATATATAAAAAAACAATAATTTTTCAAAGAAATATAGACTTTTCTATATAGGCTCTATATAAATAACAAAACAAATAAATTACAGAGATTATGAAGAAGATTAATTTTGAAATCACGGACATTAATTTTGACGACAAGTTTTATCAGTGTCTGACAACAAACGCTGAAATCGAGATTAAGGTAAACAACAAATACACTATTCCAGTTAACAGCATTAAAGTTAACGGTGTCGATGAAGATACATTCGCTGATGTTTTGATGAGCGAATACGGATTAGATGAAGATACCGCATACGAAACAATGTGGGACGTGAAGTATGAAGATGTTTACCAGACCGTTTCTAAGGAATATGCTATCGAGTATATCTATGAACTAATCACAGAAGAATGGATTAACGGTATTATTAAAAATCTAGCAGATCGCGATATTCTCAACAAATATGTAGCTTAAATAAAAAATTAAATTATAAAGATATGAAAAAGAAAAAATTTTACATTTTGAAGAATGGAGAAAACTATTCTTGGACAACTGAGTTAAAAGATGAAGAAAAGCAGTTTGTGATCTATGAAGATGAAGCTTTGGCAACAGTTATTCCAGGTACTTGTAAAAAAAGGATTGCAGAGTACATGGCAAAAGAAGGAAAAATATATGAATTAGATATTGATTTTATAGGGACTGGTGAAGTAAATAACTTTGTATTCCACCAATTATATAACGATAATAATTTCTATATCTATATCATAGACGGATTATATTACGAGGTGTTTGACCGCAAGGTTAGAGATAACAAAGTGGTTTACCCGACAGCTAATAACTTCGGTGATTGGGCATGGACATTCCAGAAACCAAGTAATGTAGTTAAGTTTGTCAGAGGACATTATCATGTCACGATAACAGAAGAACAACTGCTGCTTAAATAATAGCTTACAAATGCAAATTCATTGATAATCAGGACTATAAAAGTTCTGATTATTTTTTTGATAAATATAAAAAACGGATTAATGATGTCAATAAAGATATATAAAAATTCATCAACTTGTATTAAAAAATTGTGTAATAAAAAGAAACATAATTCTGATGAATATTATACTCCTCGTAGAGTTGTTGAAGAGATGATTAATTTTATTAAACCAGAATATTTAAGAAATAAAATTATATATCTTCCATGTGATAGTGAAGATAGTTACTTCACTATTGTATTTAAAGAATGGAAGGATAAAATAGGATATAAGGAATTAATTTATACATGTGATGATTTTAGAACACATGAAGACTTATTTAGGAAAGCAGATTTTGTTATAACTAATCCTCCTTTTTCTTTAAATGCACAGTTTTTTACCATGTTACAAAAAACACAAGTAAATTGTTTGATAATAACTATTCCAGCATCAGGTAACCGAGCTTGGAAATATAATTTAACCAGTGTAAAAATAACTATTAATTTAGGAAAAAATGAGTCAATGTTTATAACACCACAAGGTACAGAACCATTTAATAGAATAAGTAGAACAAGTTATCATTTAATTACTAATAATCGATATATAACTAATTTTTCAGTGAAACCATTACCTTATATTAGGTTATTTTCTGATTATAAGAGCCCAGAATTTTATGATGAATATTTCTATAATAATTAGCCAGTGCTTAATATTAATTATATTTACGATTTACCTTTAGATTATAATGGTTATTTTGGTTTACCTGGTACTTTTGTTTGTTCACACAGTCCATTGGTAGATAATATAGAAATACTCGAAGAAATATAGAAAACCAAAGTAAATGGTAAAATGAAATTTCAACGGTTTTGTTGTAAATGGAAAAATTTTGAAAACAATAAAAGATACTATAAAGACAATGTTTGAAAAAGTAAATCCAAGTCATCCTGATAAGGTTGCAGATCGTATTGCTGGTGCAATAGTTGACCTAGCATATACAAAAGAAGAAAACCCTAAAGTTGCAGTAGAAGTATTATTAGGTCATGGTAACTGTTTTGTTATTATAGAGACTTCTTGTAATTTAGAAAAAAAAGAAATTAGACATATAGTTTATCGTATAGCTGGTAAAATAAAAACCGATATTACAATAGTACAATAGGATATTCATTTAGCAGAAAACTAGACTAAATTACGTTGTGGTGATAATGGTATTTTCTATGGTTATCCAATGACTATTGAAGAAGAAACGCTTACAAATATTGCGGATAGAATTTATTTTGATTTCCCATATGATGGCAAATATATTATTGATGACAATAAACTTATAATTTGTTAGAGTAATGCAGATGAAAAAGTTATTCTAGAAAAATATTGTGCAGGTTATAATGCAATAATTAATCCTTTAGGATATTGGACTGGCGGACTCAATGTCGATTCAGGTGCTACAAATAGAAAATTAGGTTCAGATATGGGTAGAGCTGTTTCTGGTGGTGGATTGCATGGTAAAGACTTATCAAAAGGAGATGTTTCAATAAACATATATGCACACTTAAAAGCTAAACAGCAAAATAAACCAATTAAAATATGTTGTGCAATAGGTGATGAATATGTAGATGGTTTACCTTATGAAGAAATTGTTGATATTGCTCGAAAATATATAAGTCTTGTTGGCGGATTTGAACAATTTGCAAAATGGGGATTTAAATATTGATAACACATCTATTTATTGAAGGTACAATGTATTAACTAACTATATACATACAAATTCATTGATAATCAGGACTATAAAAGTTCTGATTATTTTTTTGATAAATATATCAAATAAACATACAAAAATAATATGGAATATGCAGCAGTTAACCGTGACAATACAATGACTATTGAATAGCAGATTGCAATGCTTAATCAACGTATCACACAGTTAGAAGAAGTAGTAGATGAATTACAGAAACCATTAACATGGGAGACATTAGAAGCAGTTGAACAGTTTGTATAAGTTATGCCATACATTAAACCGATAAAAGAAGTAATCAAAGAATAGAGTCAAACTTATCTTAAACAGATGAACATAAAACAGAAACAGGTTAAGACTCCACCAAAAGACAATAAGCAGAAGTTCTATAATTCCAACGGTTGGAAGAAATTAAGACAGCAGAAACTATCTGAACAACCGTTATGTGAGCTATGCTTATAGCGAGGTATGACAAAACCAGGACAAGAGGTACACCACGCTATAAAGTTCTTTGATTAGTATGATGAGACTGAGAAATGGTTATTACTATTGGATCCTGATAATTTGGTAACTGTTTGTAAATCATGTCATTAGCACATTCATACCCAAAGAGATAAGTTCTTATGGCCTGAACAGCGTAAATACTTATATGACAGGAAAACTTTTGTTTCACAGAAATATTTCGACAAAGGAATCATCATTAAGTGGACTAATGACGAGAATTTACCCACCAGGCGAAAATCCTGAAAATTTTTTCTTTTCAAAACCCCGGCTACCCCTGAAAGTTTTTTAGACACGATGGAATAGCCCTCCCAAAGTCACAGAGAGCACAGGTTGGTTTTTGGCAAAACCGTCACTTAATAAATATATTAAAATTAACAAGATTGTTATGAAAACCGATAATACAGAGTTAAGGAAATTATACACACCAGATCGAGTTGGTGAGAAAACGTCCAAGGAAATGAATTTGCTTATCGATTCTTTGGAATAGAATTTTTCCGCAATAGATCCGGCATGGGAAACATCGTTGACATTATTGGCGATGAATTATCAGTTACTGTTCACAGCATTTGATGATTTACAGATGAACGGCAAAGCAGCACCAGACAGCAAAGGGCGATTACAGAAAAGTCCGAGTATCGGAATTTTCTTGAACACGCAGAACGCTATACAAGGTTTGCTCGCCAAGATGGGTTTGACGTTGATGAGTAAGTACCGTGCAAGACAGTTGATGAAAGACGAACCAGATTTAGAAGATGATTTTGAATCTAAGTTCTTAAACTAATGTCTTGACAACTAATATAAAATAAAAAAAGAAATTATAATATGAAGGAAATTTGGAAACTTGTTACGGGGTATGAAGGTTTATATGAAGTGAGCAATTTAGGTAGAGTAAAATCTGTTAAATTTAAAAAGCATCGCTTAAAAACGTTATATAAAAACAAGAAAGGATATTTATATACATATTTGTATAAAAATGGTGTTCGAGAATATTGGCGAGTTCATAGATTGGTTGCAACAGTATTTATACCAAATCCAGAAAACAAACCAACTGTTAACCATATAGATGAAGATAAGTTGAATAATAAAGTCAGTAATTTAGAATGGGCTACATACTCAGAACAAATGCAGGCCGGGACAGTTAAGAAGAGAATCTCAGATACTTAGAAAGGCCACCATCGAACACCATTTAAACCAGTAGCAGCTTATAAGAATGAAGTTTTATTTGCCGTCTATGAGTCATTAATATCAACTCAAAAAGATGGTTATAAATGTTCTGCTGTTTCGCGTTGTTGTGTTGGAGAACAACAAACACACCACGGTTTAAGGTGGTCGTTTTTAAGCGAAGATGATTACAATAAATATCTTAATGGAGAGTGATTTAACAAAATACAAATAGTATCCCGAAGACATTTTATCGGGTAAAATCGTTTCATGTCAGTATATTAAACTGGCATGTAAACGATATTTGTCATGGTTTGATAGAGATGATATTGAATTCAGACCAGAAATGGCGGATAAACCGGTTAAATTTATTGAGAACCTGGAGCAGTATCAAGGTAAATGGGCTGGTTAGAAACTATATCTCGAACCTTGGCAGAAGTTTTTCATTTATGGTATCTACGGGTGGTATTATAAAGGCACAGATAAGCGTGTAGTAAAACACGCCATTCTTTGTGTATCGAGGAAAAACGGCAAGTCAACACTTGTCGCTGGGTTATCTTTATATCACATGATAGTGGAAGGTAAAGGTGCAGCAGAGGTTGATATTGTAGCTTTTACGAGACAGCAGGCGAAAATTCTTTTTGATCAAGCGACAGCCATTTCCAAAAGAATGGATCCAAAACATAAGCATATTAAACAAACGATTAACAGGATTAAATTTCCTAAATACGATTCTTTTATTTAGGTGTTGGCTAACGAAAGTTGCTCACTTGACGGATATTCAAGCAGTGTTTATGTTATAGACGAAACACATAACCAAAAAGACAGCAGACTAAATGATGTGTTGGCTAGTTCACAAGCTGCTAGATAGAATGCTTTATCCATTTTTATTACAACAAGAGGTTACGAGTTGAACGGTTTTTATGCTGTTGATGTTGAGCCTAACTTAATAGCTGTTTTGAATAACACCATTGAGAATGATTCTTTATTTGGACTTATCTACACTTTAGATGAAGGAGATGATTTTAATGATAAGTCTGTTCATTTGAAGGCTATTCCAAACCTTGGCGTATCAGTAAGTGAAGATTATATTTAGGATCGCATTAACAATATAAAGACATAGCCAAGTTCATTGGTCGACGTACTTACAAAAACGTTCAATGTATGGACACAAAGTGCAGAGACATGGATAACTGATGAGACAGTAATGAAGTCATTTGAAAAGTTAGATCTGAACAAGCTTAAAGGAGAACTAGCATTTGGAGGTATTGACTTGGCAAGTGTATCTGACGAAACATCGGTTAATATCATGTTTCCGCCTAATCCTGATAGAGAATATTATCCTGACAAGTATATTTTTTACAGCAGGGCTTATCTACCGGAGGACGCTTTAGTTACGTCGCCTAATGCAGATTTCTATAAGAAGGCAAAAATGGCGGGGCATTTATGGACAACGCCAGGAAATGTCACTGATTACGATTTCATATTGAGAGATTTAATCGATTTCAATAACGATTATGTGCTTGAAAAAGTAGCGTATGATGCTTATAACAGTTCTTAGTTTGTGATTAATGCTCAGGATTCAGGGCTGATGATGGAGCCGTTTGCGCAAGGTTTGGGCAGTTTTAACAGGGCTACAAAAGAGTTTGAGCGACTTATATTGTCAGGTAAAGTTGTTATTGATGGTAATGTGGTTACACGATGGAATTTTGCTAATGTGGTTATTAAGGAAGATAACAATTTCAACACCAAGCCCATAAAGTCAAATAAACAGCAGAAAATCGATATTGTTATTGCGATGTTGCAAAGTTTAGGAATCTATTTGTTAAGTCCAAGATATGCGTTTTCTGTATCAGAAGAATAAAAAAAGGCCGGCTTGATTTAGTCGGTCTTGATTTTTGTTATGTATTGGGATTGTTAGTGATCATCGATTTCCCCGTATTGTTTATTTACTGTATCTTCTATTTCTTGCAGATCTTGTCTTACTGATAATTCTTGATGTTGCGTGTGAAAGTATTTTTTGTTTAAATCAAATTTCACTGACAAACCGAGTAACGTCGCACAAAGCACTAATAACTAAGCTATTAAAATAAGTACGGAACTATGTATGAATCCTATTGGGGGTAATGCTAATCCAGCAATTCCAAAACCTATTGCGGCAATGAAAGAGAGATATGAGAGAATAACTTTTGAGTTATCATTTAGGTCTTGAAAAAATTTTTTCATGCTTATTTTACTATTAATTTCTATAGTATATTTATTTGCCGATTATACACCAGTCTTGCTATTTATTTTTCTCAGATAAATATATTGTACAAAAATAGTCATTTAGATATGAGCATATTTTCAAGAAAGAAAGAGGTAGTTCAAGAAATAGTACCATAGTTGACTGATGAGGAAAAACGTTCTAATGATTTCGCCTGCTGTTCAGGTGGTGAATTTCGTTTGACGAAGACGCCAGGCAAACGCGGAGCTTTATCAATATCTACTGTTTTCGCATGTGTTGAGTTAATTTCCAACGGCATTGCGATGATGGACATTAACGTTAAATCCAAAGAGACAAAAACAAGATTGACTTAGATAGCATTGCGGAAAGTTTTCCAGAATAACAAGCTTACCAAGTTTAACCTTATCAAGAATATGGTATCTGACATGTTGCTTTACGGTAACGGTTACGCCAAGATTGAGAGGGCAACAGACGGTACGGTAGTCGGTTTAACTTATCTACCAGCAAGTGAGGTATCGGCGTTTTTCAACGATAATGTATCAGACACTTATTTCATGTTCAGAGGTGAAAGGTTATTGCCCGCTGAATTGATTCACATATTCAAGAACACTTATAACGGTTATATCGGTGTTCCTATCATAACATTTGCAGCAAGGGCATTACAGTTGGCCAATGCAGCAGAAGATTCAGCGGTTGACTATTACAGCTCTGGGCTCAATATAAACGCGATTTTACACGCGACCTAGCCAATGACTCAACATCAGGCAGATCAAGCGGTACGGTCAATGCAGGGCACGTTAAACGCGACCACAGGTAGCGGCAAGATGAAGTTTTTACCGTTTGACCTCAAACTTGAACCGATTAGCCAGACAGCTAACGATGCAGCTTTAATCGATACCAGGTCATTTAATGTTGAAGATATAGCAAGATATTTCAATATTCCTGTTTCATTACTGACAGACAATAACCAGAATGCGGAGGCTATTATGTTGCAGTTCTTGACTCAGACATTATCACCTTATATTGTTTTGATTGAAGATGAACTTAACAGGAAACTTATTCATGACGATGATTTGTATTTTGATTTTGATGAGCGTGCAGTTATCAGGGTTGACATGAAATCAACGGCTGAATATTTGAAAACTTTGGTAGATTCAGCTATCATATCTGTTAATGAGGCGAGAGAATTGCTTGGTTTACCATTGAAAGAAGATGGTGATGCATTAAGCAGACCATATACAGATGTACAGCAAAATAAAGTAGCGGATTAATTATGATTAACAAGATATACAGAAGTGCAGATATAGCTTCAAACGAAGGTAGATTTATTGAAGGATATGCAGTTGTGTTTAATGTTCTATCTGAGGACTTAGGTGGGTTCAGAGAGATTATAAGGCCAACGGCTATAACACAGGATTTAATCGATTCTTCTGACATTATAGCCAACATGGACCACAGAGACGATTACATGATGGCCAGATTGAAATACGGTAAAGGAAATATCAACTTATCTATTGACGAACACGGACTTAAATTCAGGTTTGAATGTCCAGAAACAGCAAAGGGTGAAGAGCTTTTGCAGCATGTTAAACGTGGTGAGATAACTCAATGCTCATTTGCTTTTAGTCTTGACTATCTCGATAAGGAATCAGAAAGATGGTCAGTTAATTCAGACGGCACACAGTTACGCGAGATTCTGAAAATATAGAGACTGTTTGACATTTCTTGTGTGATTAATCCTGCTTATGAAGCGACTGAATGCCAGGCAAGAGACATAGAACACTGCAAGAAACAGACGCGAATAAATAAAGTATATGAATTTTATTCAGATTTACTTGATGAATTAGATAAATAAAACAAACATTAATCATATATGACTATTGACGAATTAAAATCCAAAAAGTCTGAATTGGTTAAAGCCACACGTGAGATTATGAATAAAGCGAAGGTAGAGACCCGTGAAATGACACAGGAGGAACAGCAGCAGTTTGACAATAATCTTGCAGAGATTGATACCTTGAAATCACAGATAGACAAACTTACCAGTGAACTTTTGGATGTTGCGGCTAACAGGGAAGAAGAACCTAAAGAGGAAGAGAAACCCGCGGAACAGCCGGAAGAAAAACCAGAAGAGGTTGTTGAAGAGGTTGCGGAGGAAGAAAAACCAGAAGAGGAAACTCCAGAAGAGCAGCCAGAAGAACAACCTCAGGAAGAAAACACAGAAGAAGTTCCTGATGAAAAACAGGAAGAAGAAACTGAAAAAGAAGACTCAGAAGAAGAGGAAATAAATAGTAAAAATAAACGAAACTTAAATCATATTAATATGAAAACTTTTTTAACTAAAGAGATTCGTTCAGCTATTGACAACGGAACGAAGAAATTTAATTTGAATGCAGAAACCCGTGCTATTCAGGTTACCGGTAGCAATGGTGTTCATGACAATGTGATTGAGGAAACCATTCCTGGTTTGCTTGAACCACTTTACGCAGATTCAATTATCGCTAAGTTAGGTACCCGCATGTATTCTGGTATGCCTCTGAGCGACATTCGCGTTCCCGCTATGGGTAAAGGCACCGCAGGTTGGGTTGGTGAAGTTACTGCAGCTGGTCAGAGTAATCCTACTTTCAGCTCTGTATTGCTGCAACCAAAGCGTATCACAGCTTACATGGACATTTCCAAGGAACTTATCGTTCAAGACACTATCGGTGTTGAAGACGCTCTTCGTCGCGACATTTATAATGCTCTTGTTTCTAAGGTTCAGGAGACTTTCTTAAGCGCAGACGCTGCAACCACTGTAAAACCTGCTGGTATTTTCAACGGTGTTACCGCTCACAATATCACCAGCTATGAGGACCTTTGCGACAATGAGGCTCTGGTTGACGATTCAAACGTAGGTGGCGACAAGAAATATTTGATGAGCAACAAAGCTAAGGCTATTGTTCGCGCAATGGCTAAATCAGCACTCACCAATGAGCTCGTTCTTAACAACGGTAACATTGACGGTACCGAGGTTATCGCTAACTCACAGGTTCCCACCACGCAGTATGCTTTCGGTAATTTCAGCAATATCGTATTCGCTCAGTTCGGCGATATTGAGGTAGTAGTTGATGAGTACACACAGGCTATTAACGGTTGTATCCGTCTCGTGATCAACGCTTACTTTGACTGGAAGAAAGTTCGCAGCGATGAAGATGTCATTGTCTTTGGAACAGTTTCAAGACCTGCTGCTGACAATGATTAATAAAAAGCATATCTAATTTTCCCATTCTTATTTTATAATTTTCTTTTTTCCTGGTGAATGAGTGTTTTGTTCACCAGGTTTTTATTGAAAACAACATAATTGCGCAGTTAACTATATATTTTAGGGGGCTTTATTGTAAGTCCCCATTTTTCTTTGATAAATATCAAAAGAGACTTTAGATTATGGAATATCTCACATTAGACGATATAAAGAAACACTTAAATATTGATTACTGGTTTACTGATGATGACAGTTACTTAGAAGGTCTTGCGGAAGCAGCTAAAGTCGCGATAGAGCAGCATTTGGGTTATTCATTTGAAGAACTGGAATATGATTACGGTTTGGTTCCTAAATCCATTATTCATGCCATGCTGTTGATGATTGGTAACTGGTACAATAACCGTGAAGCTCTTTCAACATTGACATTGAAAGAAGTTCCGCTCGCATACCAGTATCTGTTGCAGCAGTTCAAAAATTACACTTATAACTGATTATGGAAGCGGGGAAATTAAAAGATAAGGTCGTATTCCAGAAAATGATTGTCTCGACAGACGATTACGGACATGAGATAACCGAATACTTGCATGCTTTCTCGACAAGAGCAGATGTTATCTGGAATAACGGAAACAGGATTGTTTCAAATGAAGAGATATTCTATGAGAACACGGTCACTTTCATAGTCAGGTTTTATACTCAAATTGAAGACACAATGAGAATTTAGTATAATGGTAATTTGTATCGCATTATCTCAATAAATCCAGAGAAGGAAACATTTAGTAGAAAAACTATTATCGCTGAACTCATAAACGAATAAACAAATATCTAGATGATTAATATAAACAAATAAAAACAACATTATGAAAAAAGAAATTTGGAAACCAGTTAAAGGTTATGAAGGACTTTATGAAGTAAGTAATTTTGGTAGAGTTAAATCGTTAATAAGAAATATTATTTTAAAAGCAGTGTTACACAATAATGGTTACTTAGTAGTTTCTTTAAGAAAAAATGGAATAACAAAGTAGTGCAAAGTACATAGATTGGTCGCAGAAGCATTTATTTTAAATCATTACAATTTACCTTGTGTTAATCATAAAGATGAGTCTAGGACAAATAATAAAGTAGATAATTTGGAATGGTGCACTTACAAATATAATACTAATTATGGTACTTGTATTAAAAGAAGAGTAGAGAAACAATTAAATGATCCAAATCGTTCAATTAAGATTAAATGTTTGGACTTAATAACAAAAGTAATTAGTTATTATCCTTCTATAAAGGAAGCTGCAAGACAAACAGGGTTTAAATCAAGTTCGATTGGTCGGGCAATGAAACAAAATGGACCATACTTAAAAAGATATGTTTTTTCAAATCAATGAGTAATGACATATAGTTTACCGTTGACACGACAGAACTTCAGAGAATGGTAAGATATTTCTCTGATAAAGACTGGTTCACTGTTAAACGGAGAGCTTTATCAAAGGCAGGTAACGCGATAAAGCGAGACGCCAGGAAAACGTTCAAGTCAAGACTGCCTAAAGCTTCACATAAAGGAGATAAGTTCTCAGACCGGCTAATAGATGCTATTCGTACATCAAAGATTAAGAATGAGGGTACAGGTGAATTGCATTTGAAAGTTCATACCATGGGTTCAAGAAAATCAAGTTCCGGAACATTCAGGGCAAGGTTCTTTGAAGGCGGGACAAAAGACAGGCGACAGAAACCTTATGTTGATTCACTTGGCCGTAAATACACGCACAGCCGCAATATAGGCAGGATTAAACCTCTTTATTTTTTTAGCGACGCCGTTTCAAGAGGCAAAGTCCAAGAGACGAATATGGCAAAAGAATTAGAGGCTGAAATTGTAAAATTAAATAATAAGAAATTCTGATGAGTACATTACCAGGAATAAAAGCAAACAAATACATTAGGAATGTTTTGGCAGATGATGAAAATTTGACAGAACTTGTAAAGCCAGATAACATTAAAGTCATGGTTTTACAGCCTACAACTTTCCCGTTTATCAGCGTAAGGCGCAGCGCTTTGGAAACTGTTTACAACAAAGATATTCCGACAGAGGATTTAGTTACTATTGAAATAACTGTTGTGACTAATAACTATTCATCGGGAATGGAAATCGCTTAGATGATCAGAGAAATACTTGATTATAAAGTATATCTGAACAGAGAGGAAAACGTGAGAATAACAGAAATCCGTTTCTTTGATTGTATTGAAGAGACTGTAGATGATGTATTTGTACAGAATCTCACTTTTCAATTAAAGATGCAGAATATTGAAGAATAAATATAAAAATAACTTTTAAAAATTAATTTTTAAAATATGGCTACAATTAACTACAAACACGGAAATCTCATTCATTTGTTTTATCATGATGGTAAAGCATGGAAGACTCTTGGTTATGGACAGTCACACAGTTTGTCACGTTCAGCAGAAACTTCTGAGGTTAGCTCAAAGGATCACGGAATTTGGCCAGACACTACTGTTTCAGGTAATAGCTGGTCTATGTCAGGTGAATATTTGTTTACCCCTGATAACGCAAATGTTATTTTTGGTATGGCAGACAAAGCCACTCCATATACCATTTGCATGGCATAGGTCGCTTAGACTGATTGGGCAGCAGGTATTCAGCCTGTAACCGACATCAGCACCAATACCGCTTGGACAATAGGTAACGCATGGGTTAAATACGGCAATGCATTAGTAACCAGCTGTGAGCTGACAGCCAATAACGGTGAAGTCGCAACATTGAGCGTTGAATTTACAGGTTCTGGCTCATTGACAGACACAGCACCCAGCACGATTAACTCTTATGGTACCAGCACTATCACTTCACCAGGTTCTGATGATGATGACTTAGATCCAGAAGGTGATGATGTAACCGGTGACGGTGGCCAAGGCTAATAATTATCATGTCATAAAAAATAACGTTTTTTCCAGATTGCCGATTGGTGGTCTGGTTTTTCTTTTGATAAATAATAAAAACGAAAACGATTATGACAATTAATTTCAACGACAGAGAGATTGAACTTAGATTCTCTTTCAGAGCAGACATGATTTATGAGAATATTCAGAATAAATCATTCACTGCACAGACAGAAACAGAATGGCTTGTTTACTTCTATTCCACTTATCTTGCTATTACGGATGATACGGATTTATCATTTGATGATTGCGTGAAATTATTAGATGAGAAACCAACTGTTTTGTTTCAGTTCATTAAGTGGTATGTAGATTTTCAGAGCAATAATTTGAGACTTATACCGCAAGAGAAAGAAGAATCAAAAAACGCATAACGCCTGTAGTAAAAGAAGATAAGATAATTCATTATTACTACAGGCTGACGGTGATAGAAACGAAGATGATAAGTCATGAGTATTTCATGGACAAGATGCGTTTCTATGAGTTATACGATATATTGCAATTTGTTCCTTATGTCGATAAATCCCAATGGGAAACGACAAGATTTTTAAGTCTTGTTATCGCTTAGAAATTCTGTAAGAAGAGACTTAAATTAACCGATATGTTTGAGTTACCATGGGACGATCTGCACAGAGAACTAGAATTAACAGAAGAAGCTAAACAAATGACAGATTTATTCCAGAAACAGATGCTGGAAATGTTAAACAAAAATACCTGAATTACCAATGGCAGCTACTTTAAAAACTGAGTTAACACTTAAAGATAAAAATTTTAGCGCGCAACTTAACAGCGCATGTAAAAAAGCATAGAATTCATTAAAGAATGTTTCGGCAACAACAAAAGGGTTTGGAAATGTTCTTGGAGGATTAGGCGGACAAATAGGTACCACCATTTCCGGCTTATCTGGAATGGCGGGCGCGTTTACATCTTTGCTTAATCCTGTTACTGCCGTAGGTGCTGCTGTAGGTGCTGCTGGAATGGCGTTTATCAACTATAATAAGAAGCTTGAAGAGACATAGAGACTGACGAGAGAGTTTACTGGATTAGATGGTAACCAACTTAGTTCATTGACAAACGGTATTCAGGCTGTTGCTGATTCTACTGGGCATGAATTTAGAGAGGTTTTATCAAGTGTAGATGCTATGATGAACCAGTTTGGCATTAACGGAGAAACAGCATTGAAGATTATTCAAGACGGTTTTGTGGCAGGCGCTGATGATTCAGGACAATTTCTTGATATGTTGAAACAGTATCAGGGTTCATTCAATGATATTGGTGTTTCCGCAGACGAGTTAACAGCTATTATTGCACATACAAGATCCGGTATCTTTAACGAGGAAGGTATGGCGGCTATTCAGATGGCAGGAAAGAACATCAGAAATATGTCTAAATCAACAAAGGAAAGTCTTGCTGCAATAGGTATTTCTGCCGATTAGATGATTTCTAAGCTTAATTCTGGACAAATGACGACCATGCAAGCGATACAGCAGATTTCTGGAGCACTGAAGAAAGTTCCTGCACAGGCACAGGAAACAGGTGCTGTTTTGCAAGACGTATTCGGTAAGAAAGGCGCAAAAGCAGGTTATGAATTAGTGACTTCTCTTGCTGATATGTCAACTAATCTTGATGAGGTTAAATCGAAAACAGGTGAACACGGTCAGGCTATTGATGAACTGATTAACGCCACCAGAGAATGGAATAATGCTTGTGAATCTTTATTTGGAGCAACAGGTGCTGGTTTTGAAGATATGGGCAAGAAGATGAAGACTTATGTTCTTCAAAATCTGACTAAAATCATCAATAAGTTTATTGATTTATACAATAAATCGACATTGATAAGAGGGGCTATTGCAGCAGTAGTGGTTAATTTTAAGAACGCCTGGGCTATTATCAAGACCATTTTCAAACAGCTTGGTATTGCGATTAGCGGTATTGCAGATGCGTTTGAACATTTGGTTACCGGTGAATGGGGTAAAATAGGTGGTGATATTGACAAAACGATAGAAGCGACCGTAGCTAATATCGGTAATTTAGGCAAAGAAGCAGCAGATAATTTCGCAGGTGCGTTTAATCAGGCATTACACGGCCATATAGATAAAGTCACCACAGAAGATGTTGTTGAAGAAGATTACGGAAAATCAACCGGAAAAGGTAAAGGCGGAGGTAAATCAACAGGTAAGAGTTCTGGTAAGTCTGGCAAAGGAAAAAAGACCAAGGAAGAGAAACCCGCAGAAGGTTCATTAAAATGGTTAGAAGATAAGCTGGCTAAACTTAAACAGGAATACGAGAAAGGAATAATCAAGTTAACACCAGAAGATTTTGACAAACAAGTAAAAGAACTTGAAAAACAGATTGAGGCTAAGAAGATTGAACTTTATCCAGAGCTTGATCCAGAAGGTTTGCCCGCATTGAAGAAACAATTATAGAAACTGCAAGAAGACCAGGCAAACGGCAAACTTAAATTATCTTCAGAGGAATACCGCAAACAGGTTAAAGAACTTACCGATAAGATTGAGGCTAAAGAGATAGAATTAGGAATAAAGTTTGCGCCTACTGAATTAGAGAAACTTGAAACATAGTTAAAAGAGCTGGAAGATAACCAGTTACATCTTGAAACATAGATTGATCCAAAAGAATATAAGAAACTACATCAGGAATTAGAGCAGAAGATAGAATCTGAAAAGGTTAAGATTGGTGTTTCATTGTCCAAAGACGATTTAGATAAAGAGTACAAAGAGACGATGGATGATTTCAGAAAGAAATCAAGTTTCGATATTGCAGTAGGCATTACCCCACCTAAATCCAATGAAGAAAAGCTATCGTTTATTCAACAGCAGATGGACGAAAACGACGCTTTGCTTGAACAGTTGAAACGACTTCAAGAAGAATATGCCAAATTAGAAGAAGCCGGTAAAGATAGTTATGATAAGATTACCGCATAGATTGCAGAAGTTAACACTGAGCAGGCTAAGTTGGGTGAATCCGCATAGAGTCAAAACAGGACTATACAACAGACATAGAAAATGGCTTCTGGTTTCTCAAAAGCAGGTGAAGCGGTTGGTGCATTTGGCGATGTTATGTCCAGTTTATCATTTGAGAGTCCAGAATTAAATGTAGCTGGAACTATTGCCCAGGCTATTGCTCAGATTGCTTTAGGTGCTGGTTAGGCTATTGCACAGGCATCTGAATTAGGACCTTGGGGTTTCCTTGCATTTGGACTTACTGCAATGGCTTAGTTGGCGGCAATGGTTAGTCAGTTACATTCAATTACCGGATATGCTAGTGGTGGCTATGTAGGTGGGGGTAAATCAGTTGGAGACAAAAATCTTGTTAGGGTTAATAGTGGAGAACTCATATTGAATCAAAGTCAATAGGGAAGATTGTGGCGAATGATAAACGGAAATGAATCTATAGGAAATAATCAGCAGACAAACGGCCAAGTTGAGTTTAAAATTAGAGGAGCGGATTTATACGGTTCATTAAAGAACTATAAGACGATAGCAAAAAAACAGTGATAAATAATAAGGTTCTCATACTTGGAGCCTGTTTATATATTTGCCATTAATATTTTTATTTGAAATTTTTCCTGGATTTGTTTCCGAACAGATCCAGGTTTTCTTTAATAAATATAACAAACGGCATGACAAATTTATGATTACGATCCAAGGATTTTTCGCTGATATACATGACAATTATGTAAATGTTATAATCGAAAAACAATCATAGGAAAACGCAACATACTCAATAAATGAAGAGGGTTGCGGCATTTATTTTGCAGGCGATGAACCCGTTTCAATTATTCAGGACGTTGAAAACGAATTCCAGCATATATTATCAAAGCAATGTACAATCAATTTAATCTGTGAGGATTATATGGGTGATTTGTTCTTTGCTGACAATGCCCGTGATGTTTCTGTTACTGTTATCAAGTATGTCAATACAGGTCAAAGTATGCAGAGAGTCCCCATGTTTTACGGTTATCTTGAACCAATTACTTTCTCACAGGGTTTCGCTCATAAATTAGAAAGTTTTACATTAACAGCTAATGATGTTTTAGGCACACTTGAATATCTGACTTATAAAGATATTACTTTGTCCACGTATGCTGAGGCAAAGCAGAATGCTACTAATGTTTCGTTTCAAGAGATGTTATTTGATATTCTTGATGATGCTAATATGATTTGGTACGACTAGTCAAAAGGCACAGATTCGTCCCGTGTCGCTTCCGTTTTCTCTGACCTAGGCATCTTTGAGGCTTACTTACTTGGTGAGACGTATGACGATTTATGGACCAAATAGGCCGTATTAGACGAGATATTACGGTATTTGAATCTTCATATCATTCAAGAAGGCTCTGAATTCTATATTTTTGACTGGGAAACCATGATGTTTGGAACTTCTTCTAACTGGATTAACCTTAAGAACGGAAGGACAAAAGTCAGACAAGGTTATTTCATATCATTGGAAAAAGAGAATTACGCCGGATCTGATACCAATCTTACGGTTGCAGAAGTTTATAACCAGATATAGGTGACAGATGAACTGGAATCAATAGAGACTGTTATTGAAAGTCCGCTTGACTCAAATTCGCTTAAATCATTCTATCCATCAAAATTCAAATATATGACTGAGTATATTGCTTCGGGTGAAGGTGAGACAGCAAAAACATCATTTATGAACATGATTCATAAATAGCCAACTGACTATTCTAGAGCCTAGCAAATTAATTGGAGAGCTCAACCGATGTACAATGTAAATTGGAAGCTTAATACTTCAACTGGAGATATTAATGGTTTAGTTGAGTTTGATTCAAACGGTGTTGCGATAAACCCGTATAAACTCCCTTTATATGTTAATCAAAACCCGCTTACACCATTAATTATGAAATGTGGTTCGTTTGAAAAGAAACCATCAACAGATAACAGTACAGAACCACCAATAGATATGACTCCTTATTTGTTTATATCACTTCGTGGTAATGATGTTGATTCAAGTACAGGTGATTTTCCTGGTAATACTGAACTGGAAGCTTTGCACAATAGAGGTCCAATGATGGAATATACATCAAAACAATCAGGCGGATCTTTCTCACCAGTTGATGATGGAACAAACTATCTTGTATTTACAGGTAAATTGCTTTTATTGCCGCGTACTTGGGAATCTGGAAGATTTCTTAATTGTTACGTTGACCATGCAGGCGATCCGACATTTCAACCGTTTACAGGCAGGTCGTATGACGGTAACGGAGGTTTTTGGAGAATAGGTCCGGTTCGCTCTGACAAAATGAGCTCAAGCAGTGATAATGAAAATAGAAGATTTTACACTAGACAGTTTTTTAAACCGACATATTCAAATGAGCAGGATCCGTCTACTTTATCTTGGACAGATGAAATAGGGCATGATTATATTGATCCAGAAATACCTTTCAGTGCAAATATGTTTGATTATTCAAGAGCGTATGATAGTTTGCAGATGTGGCCAGAAGATAAAGGTTCGAAAGAACTTCAATACAAGTTTAGCTCTAATAATGATACTACTGATAAGATAATGAAATTGCCTATTTTACAATGTGAATTGATTATCGGTAACAAGAGACTTGTTGAACATGATATGGATTAGGATGGTAATTCACATTTTTCTTGGGTTGACGTTGACTCAGGAGTTCCGTAGAATGTTGGCACTGAATATGAATATCTTGAATAGTATTTTACTTTGGGTATAAATCCAAAGACAGACGACGGTGGCGACTTTATATTGGGTACTGAATTCGAATTACAGAGGACCATTGATGGAATAATCGGTACAGCTATAGAGATAAAGAAATCCGACGCTTTATCAGGTGCAATCACATTTAGGATTTTAGGACCTATAAATCTGACTTATGATGAGATTACGAGACGCAACGGTAACTTCTGGTATTGGCATACAAGATGGTCCACTAATACTAGGTCGGTATTATCGCATTGTGAATCGCTAATTATTAAAGATTTTGAGTGTAAACTGGAAATAGCCGGTGCAGATGATTTGGAAGGTGATAACAACCTGATTTATGTTTCAGATGAGACAGACAGATATATCAGCAAGAATGATGATACAACATTCAAGTTTATCACACAACTAACTAAAGCTGAATCGATTGAGAAAGGTATTAGTCCAGGCATTAACCAGAATGCGGTTGTGGATATGACTTCTAATCTTCCTGTTAGGTCTATCTATAATGCAAATACAGGCGAAACAGCTAAACCAGAAGAGCATTATGTTGACCAATATTATAGGATTTTCTCAACTCCTAAAATCACTATGGAAACAACGCTACATGATAATGATATTAACTTTGAATACCAGTACGAATCAAACGGAATCAACAAAGAGAGTTATGTATTAGGTATTTCAAGAAATTTGAAGATGAACACGGCGACGGTTAAGTTAAAATCGATAGAATAAATATTTTATGATACAGATTAAGTCTTACGCGAAGTCAAAAAGCACAGGAACAGGTTCAAGCGGATCAGGCACAGGTTACGCCGGTGGACCTTCCGCTAATGTAACAAATAACTATACGACGGTAATTAATGCAAGCGCTGATGATTGGTTCTATTTCAATAGTTCTGAGAATTCAGTGCATTGCCGTTATATATTGGTCGGTGATTCAGAGGTAGCGGCATGGGGACTTGGCGATTCAAGCGGCGGTTCTGGCGGTGGTAACTGCGACTGTGTTGTGATTGATAACCTTTATTCAGATTCAAGCACAGATTCCTTGTCAGCTAACATGGGTTCAACTTTAAGAGAGATGATAGAAAACATATCTATTTAGAGCAGTACGGGCCATGTTCATGCTAATATGCCTGTTCTGGACAGCATTTCTTCAACTGAAATAACAAACTGGAATGATGCTTCAAACCTGAGACATAGCCATGACAATAAAGATGTTTTAGACGGAATCAGTAACAGCTCAGTTAGTGCTTGGAATAATGCTGCAAACAACAGCCATAGTCATACCAATAAATCGGCTCTTGATTAGATTGATTCTAACAAGATTAACCAATGGAACACGGCTTATACTCAGAGACATACTCATGTGAATAAAACACTATTAGACGGTATTTCTCAGACTGATGTAGCTAACTGGGATGACGCTTCAAACCTGAGACATAGCCACACTAATTCAGGAATATTGGACGGTATCACTAATTCATCGATTAGTCAATGGAATACGGCTTATTCAAGAAACCATACCCATTCAAATAAGACAACGCTGGACAAACTTACTGCAACTGCTTTTGATAATTTTGTAGATGCTTCTAACCTAAGACATAGCCATGCTAATAAAAGTCTCTTAGACGGGATTACAAACGCTTCTGTTAATACCTGGGATTTAGCCAATGACTGGTTTTATTACGACTCAACAGAAAACGCTCTTCATTGCCGCTATTCGTTTGTCGGCAACTATGAGGTAGCGGCCTGGGGTTCTGGAGAGGGTTCAGGCGGTGGTTCAGGTTCAGGAGATATTTACGTTATAGACAACCTGACGACAGATGATCCAGACAACGCTCTTTCAGCGAGACAAGGTAAAGTCCTGAAAGACATGATTGATGATCTTGTCATTTCAGGAACTGATTCACATACCCACCCCAATTTGTCTGTTCTGAACGGTATTACAAACGCTTCTGTAAATTCATGGAATAACGCCGCCGGTAACAGCCATAGTCATTCTAATAAGTCTGTTTTGGACGGTATCAGTGCTTCAATGGTCAGCAACTGGAACACTGCTTATTCACGTAACCACACTCATAGCAACAAGACTGTTCTAGACGGAATAACAGCGGCAAAAGTTTCAACTTGGGACGGTTACTAGACATAGATTTCAACATTAAATGGAGATTTTGTTGATTTAAATGAAAGAGTTATGACGTGTGAAAGTCTGATACCAAATGTCTCAACAAGACTTAACAATGTTTCAACAAGGTTAGCAGACGTTTCAACTAGGTTAAGTAACGCTAATTCATCAATAGGTCAGTTATGGTCAGATGTTAGTTAGCTGAGAGCAGACTTTGATGATTTACAAGATATGGTCTATGATCTGACTTGGCTTAACGACGTATTTTACATTACTCTTGATTCAAGCGGAAACAGAATATTGCATGTACACGCCAGCATAGCAGCGGATAGAGAAGTAACGGCATGGAACAGTTAAATTTAAACGATATAAAACAATATGGCTTTTAGCAGCACAGGAATAACAATAAGCGCGGTGAAAGATACTTTACGCGAAAACACATACGATTTAGGTTCACTATGCACAAGCGACAGGATTAATGCTTAGTCGTTTTGGAAACCTGTTACTTCGCCTGTTTTAGCAATGACATAGGCTGAACTGTTCAGGGTTAATGACGGATTTACGATTAATTCATATAATTCTGCTATTGATTTATGGAACGCTATCAACAATAACCAGACATGGAGATATGACCCGACACAAAACCAGCCGCCTTACAGATTGGGTGACTACAGAAATTACGACCACTATGCGGGTCCTTGGTTTGACTGGAATTTCATGGACACAAGCCAAGCATCCAAAAACGAATCCAGGCCTATTGAAAATTCAGGATCGCAAAACCTGCAATGGATTTGGGGTAATTTTTAGGCATTTAGCTGGTTAAGCTAGAGTCTTCAAGACACCGCATGTTTAGGTCTTTTAATGAGCCCCAGTAAAACAGGCTCTGATAATTCTGTTTATTTCTACAGGATCTGTTCAACTTTGGACTATGACAGTGAAAGACTGAATTTCACGGTCCCAAACAGCTTAAACAGTTACGATCAGACTTATTATTTCACGCCTGTTTTATCGACTGTGATGAACACGGCAGACGGTTCGGTCACATATTACACAGAAGCAAACCCGCCAACGGTAACCGGAGTCTGGTGGCCGCTTAAAGGAAACGTGTTCAGTCTTTATCTCAAAAACGAAAACTATCAGCCTACACCCGCGTTTACCATGTCTGTGGATATTCCTTGGATTAGTTTCGATTATACTTTCCCGGAGATTACAAACTTAACCGGCGAATTCACGTTCACTATTTCTGCCGCAAGAACATATCCTGTTACTGTCAGCTGCGAGGTTAAATATATGAATTCACCTTAGCCTGTAACAGTTTTCGGCGGTGGAGGTACCATTGCGGCGGGAAGTACGACTTTAACACAGTCTTGGGCGTACGACAAAACCGCGATTACTGTTGCGGCGGATTTGAAAGATGAAGACGAATTACCTTTCACTGTTAACTGGTCGTATAGTTATTTAGGAAACACATTTAGCGGAACAACAAGCATTATAGCACCTAGAACATATTAAATTTAAGAAAAGAGAGCCCCTTAATCAGGGACTTTTTCTTTATGACGATAAATATAAAAATTAGTAAAATTAATCGATCGATTTATGAATTTCTATCATTACCATAACGATTTAAGTTTGGAGATTAACCTGGCTTCGGTGACGACTGGACAGGCAATAGACCCATCAATGATTAAGTTCATCAAGTTCTATACACGCAAGAACGGACCGACTTATCAATGCTGCTTCGGTAACAACACACTGATTAACAACGGCAATACTGTTACCGCTGTGCTGAATAATCACGGCCTAGATCCAGGTGTTCTTCAATACGTTATCGAATTTCAAATACCGGATGCAAACATGCCGGATTATTTCAAGAAAGTTCACCAGTATTATTCAACTGAAATAGAGTTAGTTAAGGGGAACGGTGAAACCTTAATGGCTGATGTTCAGGTAATGTTCGGCGATACCATCGACAGCAAATTCAATGATTTGAATTCTGAGCTTGACGAGGTTAGCGAAAACGTTTCTGATATTCAGGCAGTAATAGTTTCTGTTCAGGAAATCAATTCTGTTCAAGATGCTTCTATCGCAAGATTAGAAGAAATTGTTTCTGCTATCGACGGAGACGCAAGCGGATCCATTGACCGCATAGACACCTCAATAAACGAGTTATAGCGCGACGTATCAGCTTTAAATGGTTCGGTTAATACTTTGGCTACCGAACAAGAAACAATGTCCCAGAACTTGTCTAATGTGACCAATACAGTAAACGATGTTTCTACTCGTGTTGACGGTTTTGAAACAGCTTTGGCAAACAAGGCTGATGTTTCTCTTTTAAGTAATTACTATACAACTGGCGAGACTTACACCAAGTCAGAGGTTGACAGAGCTATTGCAGATGCTGCTTTGGACGGTTCTCTTCCTGCTGGCATTGTTATAGACGCGAATTATGTTCACACAGACAATAACTACACGAATGAAGATAAAGTTAAAGTCAGGGATTTCGATTTGACCGGTTATGTTGAGAACGCAAGCTTAGTGGCTAATTACGCTACTAAAGCAGAATTGCAGTCTGTTGACGATAACCACCCGACTAACGCGAGTGTAAACACCAACTATGCGAAGAAGACGGATATTGCAAATGAACTCAGTAACTATCCTACCAACGCAAGCGTTAATACTAATTATCTCAAGAAAACAGAGTTAGCAAACGAGCTTAGTGACTATCCAACCAATACAAGCATTAACACAAACTATGCGAAGAAGACAGAACTTGAAGGTTATGTTACATTTGAATACGCACAGGATAACCTAATTCATGAGGTTTAGTTAGACAATATTTTAAGTGATTATCCTACAAATGCTTCATTATCATAGAATTACGTTACTTGGAAATATGCAAATGAAAACTATGTAACCTATGAGAACGTCGATGAGATTATAATCAACACTGTTGATAACAACTATACTTTCCAGAATAAGGTCATTGATATAATCAACACGAGCACGGCTGTTAAAGATATTTCCGTTATTAGCACCAATGTTTCGGATATTTCGACCGCTTTGCACAGGGATTACGTTACAACTCAGACGGTTAACGCCGATTTCGTCAAGAACGCAAGTTTGGACACTGTGTTGACAACCAAACAGGACACGCTTGTTTCTGGAACTAATATCAAGACTGTTAACGGTGAATCTCTTTTAGGAACAGGAAACTTAACCATTGACCTTGATCTGTACCAGGTTGTTTAGAGTCTGCCTGTTGAGGACATCAACGAGAACAAGATTTATCTTGTTGCAAGCGATCCCAGCGTAAACGGAAACGAATTCACTGAATACATGTACGTTAACAACGCATGGGAAGAAATGGGAACCTACAAGGCAGATGTTGATTTGACCCCGTATCTGACTATTGCAAACGCAAGCGCTAACTTCGCAAGCAAGAACGATATTTCAACGTTTATCACCATTGACGATGTAAGCAATAAGTTAGAGGCTGATGATGTAAGCAGCTTTATCACCAGTGATGATATTAGCACGTTTAAACCTATTGTTTTCTGCACACAAGCTGAATACGATTCTTTGGTAGAGAATGAAGAGGTTGACGCGAATACGGTTTACATGATTGATTCAAGCAATGCAGTTAACTATTTGACCGCAGACGATATTTCAACGTTTATCACCATTGAAGATGTAAGTAATAAGTTAGAAGCAGCCGATGTAAGCAATTTCTTGACTTCAAACGATGTTTCTAATTTCGCAACAATTACTTACGTCGATACTATAGATTCTTCAATAGTTACTTACGTCGATACACAGATCGGCAACATTCAAAATATACTCGCGACTATTTAATTATGGCAATATCAGATGAATTAAGCAGATTAATAACTGCAAAGGCCGGTATTAAATCGGCGTTAGAAAGTAAAGGTTTGACGATTGGCGACAGCTCAACTTTGGACGAATATCCTGGACTGATTGAAGCATGGGATCCTTGGGAAGATTATGAACCGGTCGATTATTCAACATAGTATTTTGGAATATCTGCACTTGCAGACTCCAGTATTGGGATAAATACGTTAAAAACAGATGGAGAATTATTATATTCTGAAGATTAGGAAAATTGGACTTAGTGGGATTCTACAAATGATACTTTGGACTTATTAACTGGAGAAACTTTATATTTTAAAGGAAATAATGAAGGACATCCGTGTGTTTGGGAACAACCATTATTTAATATAACTGGTAGCGTTAATCTTCACGGTAATATATCAAGTATTTTATGGGGTGATAATTACCTTACCAATAATACTATTGGCGATGGAGGAATGGCTTATGCTTTTAAAAATTCAACTGCTATAATTAATTGTAAAAATCTAATAATGGCACCAACATATATAGCTTGTTATGAAGAATGTTTTTGTAATTGCACGAACTTAATTACACCACCTTAGTTGCCGTCTCTTTTAACAAATAATTATTATGATCAGAGAGCCTATAATAATATGTTCAGAGGTTGTTCGTCATTAACCAAAGCCCCTGAATTACCGGCGTTAAATTATCCACCGAATGTTTATAACTATATGTTTTCTGGGTGTACTAACCTGAATTATATTAAAGCAATGTTTACAAATGCTCCGTCTGTTACGGGAACATCAGGTTGGCTTGCCGGAGTTTCACCGACGGGTACTTTTGTCATGAATGCAGCAGCAGAATGGGATCCAGAAGAATATAGAGGCGTAAACGGTATCCCGGAAGGTTGGACTGTTGAAAAGGTAGAGGCTTAATAATTAAATTACATATTAGAATAAAGGACGAGGATTTAATTATCTTCGTCCTTTTTAATTTCAAATTTTTTGCAAACCTTTTGCATCAATCAAAAACAATGACTATATTTGCGCCTTGGATTGGTAACAGTCCGTATATTTTGAAATAAAAGAAGCGTTTGCTTATCACTCATTATTGGGAACCTGAGAAATTTTCAAAAGATGAGAGGGATAACGCAGATGGTTCATGCTATAGCGTGAACTGTTTTCCCTTACATCTTCATCTTTAGGTTTCTCAGGACCTCCAATAATAGGTGTGGCGAATCAGTCCACGCTTTTTGTTTGTTGAATATTATGGTCTTTTGGACTGAATGATCATATTAATTCTTTTGAAGTATGAAGTATTTAGTTCCTGTAGAGGTAATCAAAGACAACAAAGCACCTCAAACTCTTTATGTTACATATTCTTTCGAAACAGTAGGATCTTACAAACCGAGTAAAGAAGATATTAAACAGTTTGTCAAAGAATATCTTAAAGATATTGAAGGTGAAAAAACAGTGAAACCTGCTTATTGTTTAAACGATGAGATGTATAATAAAATCTTTGAGAACCAATTAAAAGACTATATAATGAGTGATGAGTGAGTATGTGTTTTAAGTAGTGACGAATAACCAGTCATTCATCCGATTACACATCTATCACTCTAAACTTGGTAAGAGAACTTTATTTCTGATATTAACCAGGTTTAAGTGTTATTAAATTGGATTTACAAGATTATGATAAAACTATTATCTCTATTGTCTGACCACTTGAAAGGAATATCTACAATGATGAAATCCTGGTTCAAACAAATACCGCGAACATCTCTTCTCCTGCTAGCCTTGCTCGCCACAACCATACCAACCCTCGCCTCCAGCATAGAAATAGGCGGTATCTACTACAATTTTTATAATAATTACGCCTCGGTCACTTACAGAGGGGGGAGTTACTCTGATTATCCAAATGTATACTCTGGTAACGTGGTCATCCCTTCGGCTGTAACTTATAAAGGCACCACCTATTCAGTAAAAGCTATCGACCCTGAGGCGTTCCATGGCTGCAGTGACCTGATAAGCGTAACCATTCCTAACTCTGTCACCAAAATCAGGGATGGAGCGTTTCAAGACTGCTTTGGGCTAGTGAGCGTGAATATCCCAAATTCAGTCACCGTCATCGGTGAAAGAGCATTCCTTCTCTGTGGTAGTCTGACGAGTGTGACCATTCCTAACTCTGTCACTGATATTTGTAGTTATGCGTTTTGGGGTTGTGTTGGTCTTACGAGTATTGACATCCCCAACTCTGTCACCTCAATTGAGGGATCTGTGTTCGAGTACTGCGCTGGGCTGACCAATGTGACCATCCCCAACTCGGTTACCAAAATTGGCGCAAGTGCATTCTGGAACTGCAGTGGACTGACAAGTGTATCCATCCCAAACTCAGTCACTTCCATAGGTAACAGTGCTTTCTACAAATGTCGCAGTCTGACAAGTGTGACAATCCCTAACTCGGTTACTTACATTGGTGGTACTGCTTTCTGTGACTGCACCGGTCTTACGAGTGTAACAATCGGCAATTCGGTTACTTACATCGACGACGGTGCATTCTGGCACTGCAGTGGACTGACAAGTGTATCCATCCCAAACTCAGTCACTTCCATAGGTAACAATGCTTTCAGTGGCTGCACCGGTCTTACGAGTGTAACAATCGGCAATTCGGTTACCTCAATTGGATATGCTGCGTTCAAGGAGTGCAGTAAACTTGCGAGTTTGAGCATTCCAAACTCAGTCACTTACATTGGCAACAATGCTTTCGAGAAATGCAGTGGACTTACGAGTTTGTGCATCCCAAACTCAGTCATCACCATCAGTGGAAGTGTATTTTTGGATTGCAGTGGTCTTACAAGTGTATCCATCCCCAACTCTGTCACCTCAATTGAAGGAGGCGCGTTCTATGGTTGCACCAGCCTTACGGGTGTGACTATCCCCAACTCTGTCACCTCAATTGGAGATGGCGCGTTCTGGAAGTGCAGCAAACTGACAAGCGTAACATGTTTAGCGAAAACACCGCCCAGAATTGTTACGAATACCTTTGAATATTATAATAATGCTACACTATATGTGCCATCCAGCTCGGTAAATGCATATAAAGCTGATTATACATGGCGTCGGTTTTCTAGTATCCAACCAATACCAGAAACGCAACCGCAAGATGTGAACGGCGATGGTGAAGTTAATATATCTGATATTAACACAATTATAGATATAATATTAACAGGGAAACTAGACTTTAATGGTGATGTGAACGATGATGGTGAAGTTAACATAGCTGATATTAACACTGTTATTGACACAATTCTTCGCTAAAAAGAGTTTCTTATGTTGATATAAACTTCACAGAGGCATTATTACTATCGCCGAGAGTTCCCAAAAAGAACACCCGGCGATGTCTTTATCAGTTACCCCATTTCTTCTCAACTATATTATTGAAAGTGCATCTTGAAGATCTGGCACAGGTTGCGGCTCTTCTTGGGCAACGACTCGAACTGTGGCGACTGGACGTCGAGTTCGCTGGCGGCACGTCCCATGCGCACCAGGGTCGTTCCTGCAGTGATGTCAGGGAAGCACCTGGGCACTCCGTTGATGGTGGGACCGTTGACGGCCATTACCGTCACGCCGTTGGCATCACGCGACACCACATAGAGCATCAGGTCCTGGGCACTCTCGGTCGTGCCGTCGGCTTCATAACCCGACGTGTTCTGCACCAGGATGGTGTCGGTGGGGTCAAAGATCTCATTGTTGCTGGTGTTGATAACCTCCATGGGGGGCTCGTCCCCAATCGAGGGATTGCTCTCGGGGATGCCCGTGCTCAGTTTTGCTTTGGTCAGTTTGGTGTCCACGCTGTAAAAATCCACCACCATGCTGCCGGCATGCTTGCTGCCGCCGTAGCGCGATATCTGGTCGATGGGCGTTGACATCGGGCGGATTTTCACGATTTGCTGGTCAATCTCGTTGAGCAGCAGGTCGGGCGATCCCTGCTGCGACAGGTCGGTGGTCAGCGGACCGTCGACGACGTGCTTGCCGCCCTCGACACCGGTGACGAGCATACCCACGGCCATCGTGGTGGCGCTGCCATCGCTACCCATGCACGACGAGAGGATGGCGATCAGGATCATGGTGATGACAAAGATGATGAGTTTCTTGTGGCTGCGCATCCAGCGCAGTGCTTTACGGATTTTAATCATGTTCATGGCATTTAAATTTAAATAATTCAACAATAACTCTTAACTGTTACCTGTTAACTCTTACCTGTTAACTCTTAACTCTTAACTGTTACCTGTTAACTCTTAACTCTTACCTGTCCCAGATGCTGCGGCGGCAGTATTGGGGGAAGACGGGCGTGCTCTCGGCTTCGACGTCGTTGTCGGGGCGCTGGTGCATCACGGTCTCGATTTTCTCGTTGCGGCCGCGCAAGAATCCCGCTGCATCGGCGTTTTTCACATCGTCGTCGTGCGTGAGGCCCCGCACGAGCGTGGTGAGCACTTCGGCCGACAGCGACGAGGCGGGCAACCCGTCGGTAAGTTCAGTCAGGCGCTTGCTCAGGTCCTCGTCAAGGGCCAGTTGGGCAATCCTGTCTTCAAGGGTGGGGGAGGCGGACGTGTCCTGGACCTCGGTGTGTTCTTCACTGTGGCGAAAGGGCGGTGGCGTGACCACCGGTGTCGCCTGCTGTGGCTGTTCCAGTTGTTCTTGTTCGTTGTTCATGACATTGATAGGTTTTAATAAAAGTGAATATGGATGTTTCAGGAGGGAACGGGGTGTCGTCAAGTTTCTGGGTAACTATTCAGCCAAAACACCCGACACCAAATATCACGCTAAGTCGCAAAGACGCTAAGTTTTTTGATTTTCAGACAATGATCATAGTCCCGACAGGGAAACTTGTTGATAGATTAAAGCATTTCATTTCGTCTGGCATATCATAAACTTATTACGTAACGTATTAAATATTAAACTCTTAGCGACTTAGCGCCTTAGCGTGAGGGAAATGGCTGAATGGTTGTAACTGCGATTCCATTCCCTTAATTTAAGTGAATATGGATTATTGTCAGGCATTGAGCGCCGGACACAATTGTGCGATCTTGCGGTCTCGCTGGCGGCGGAAGGCCTCGAACGTGTCGAACACGTCGCTCAGCGCGATGTTGGCGTTCTCGCTCTGCAGTTGGTAGGCACCGCCGCTGTTCACGGTCGGGTTCTTGCCCTGCAGGGCACCGCTCACGCCACTGATTTCCTCAAACAGTTTCATCTGCAGTTCAATCATCTGATAGGCACCGAAGTTGGTGCTGTTGGCGCTCACCTGCTCGGGCTTGGCATCGCCCAGGCGGGGATTGTAGGGCAGCAGACCGTTGGCGCTCGACCAGCAGCGCCGCACGTCCTCCCACGTCCATCCGTCGGGCAGGGCCGTCTCGGGGAACAGCAGCACGCCCTTGGCGCTGGAGCGCATCGTCTGGTCGAGCAGCGAGATCATGCGGTTGACGTGCTTCTGCGTGTCGATGATGTCCTCGACAACGGCATGCACCTCGCCGTCGGTGAGCGGGTAGAGTTTGATGACAAACGGGTGGCTGCCGTGAGGCCAGGGGGAGTCGTATTCGGCCAGCAGGTCGCCCATGGGGCTGAACCAGCGGCAGTGCCACACGGTAGCGATGTCCCAGCGTGTGGTGACGTCGGGCAGGGCCTTCAGGCGATGGCTCATCGTCACGGGCTCGACGCTGAGTGTGCCCTCGCGGCGGTTGTGGCACACGACGACCTCACGGCTCTCGAGCGTCCACACCTCGATGGCGCGGCACTTGCCGTCGCGGCCGTGCCAGAAGTCGGTCCCTAACTGCGAGTCGGCTCCCAGACGCGTGGTGAAGTCGGCAAGACGGCTGTCGGCGCTGTCGGTGTACAGGCGCCTCACCCAGGCCGCCTTGCGCGGGTTGCCGTCGGCCACACGGCGCAGCAGTTGAGCGATGTTCAGGTCGTGCAGTTGGCCGATGAGTTCACAGTCCCATGAGCGCGGATCGTCCATCGTGCCGGCAAACACCTTGTTCACATTGACGTTGTCGACGCGCACGTGCTCGCTGCTGCCCGGCTCGTGGCCGATGTCCACACGCTGGATGCAGCAGCCCGAGATGAGGAACTCCTCCAGAGCGCGGCTGTCCATCTCGTCGAGTTCGTTGGCTTGCCTGACGCTTTCCAGCGCCGCCGTTGTGGCATTGCCCTCACGCTTGATGTACAGGGAGCGGAAGCGCCCCACGATGGTCTTGATCAGTTGCCTGATTAGGTTGTTGGTGATGCTCTCACAGCCCTGGCTGGCCAGGTGCTCGCCCTCGGTCATGACGCGACCCTGTTGGTCCTTGACCAGGTCGCCCCACTGGTCGCCGTAGGCAAACCGCTTGTTCCTCAGTCGCGCCTGGCGCAGCCCGGCGGCGTTCATCCAGGCCTGGTAGGCGGCCCGCAGCACGCGGGTGTGTTGTTCGTTGGTGGTCGTTGTCTTCATGGTATTCATTTTTTGTGTTTGTATGGTTGATGTCGGTTGGTGCAGCCCGCGGCAGGGTGCCTGATGGCGGCTTCCCGACTGTTGGCACCGCAAAATTACATTCGCGCCAACGGGCCTCACCATGTCAAAAAGCACAATTCAAAAAAAACTCGTTAATGTTGTTGTAAATCAACCATTTTTATTATCTTTGCGCCCGCTAAAAACGAAAAACCTTAATATGGAGAAATTTGCCACTGCATTATCAAGTGATTTGCATGCTTTCCTGCTGAAACGTGACGCTGTTGACGAGCGCTTGCCCGAGTGCCCCGATGTGGAGGAAAAATGGTCGGCCATCGCCGAGGCTTACCTGCCCGACGGTGCTCGTGAGTTTTCCAACTATCCTGTGGCCTCGCTGGGGTGGATGATGTTCGTCGCCATGGCTGTTGCCAAGTTCTGGGACACCGACTGGGAGCGTTACAGTAAGGAGGAGAACCTGTATCTCATGCTGCGCGACAAGAGGGGGTATGACAACCTCGACGAGTATATCCTCGACGAGGTCCTCGATCTGCACGGTGATGCGGCCGAACAGATGCAGACCCTCGTGGGCGACTGTGCCGAGCGGACGAAACGTGCCCTCTACGCCCAGGACATCGAGCCGGGCACCGTCGATGCCTTCAAGGCCTATGTCGCTTGTCTGCAGACAATGTATCAGATGGGAATGGCTGTGCAACTCAAGGCCATGGGCTACCACATGACCCGTATTTGA